ATCATCACAATCTTATCAACGCAACAATTTAAAACAACATAAAATGTTTGAACTAACAAAAATAAATCCTGATTCTGACAATGTCTACACAATACTAGGCATATCAGAAAAAAGATCAGATGAAATGTTTGACTTAACAATAGCTGCCTACAAATCAGAGGAAAAGTTTGTTGACACAATAGACAAGCTAATACAACAAGCTGATAATCTCAATGAGGTAGTGTTCTTTACTCTACTAGCAGCCAGAGTACATGACCAAGGTAAGGACAAAAAGCTTGAGCAAAAACTAGAAGAGTTAAAATCATTAGCAGAAATCATTAAACTACGAATGTAATATGAACAACAAGGAGGAAAAAAAAGAAGTGTATTGCTACAGCTACATAAGAGATGGTATACTATACCATACATCTAATGAACAAATTGCAATGCTTAGATCTGATACAGGTGTGTATAACGTAGAGTATTTATCAGCTGAACCTGAACAAATTAATTTGAAGGATTCAAAATAAATAATCTATATTTGCTACTATGAAGATTGTTACTAATGTTATATCAATTACCCAACGGTAAGGTAGTCAATATATCTGTTGACGAATATCTTAATCTTACTGATGAAGATATACAAGCATTAGTAGCTCTTAATTTTGGTGAATACGCAACCTCTTATTGGTTTGGATCATGCATAAATCAAACAGAAGCTCCAGAAAGACTGGTGCAAGATGCAAGCATGTTATCCTTTGAAGAACAAGATGATTATCTTGACAATCTGTCTAATATAGACATCAATAATATACCCGACGAGGATATTAATTTTACAGATTTATAAAATCTTGGTTAGCTAACAAGAACTTCATGCACCTTGACCTAGTGTATGATTTTATCGTGGTCAAAAAATCAATTTATAAACATTTCAAATCTATTAAAGATGAAATCAAAAGTAAAAGTAACTGCTGATAAAGCAGGTAATGTAATTTCTGTGTCTAAAAACAACCCTGATTTTGGACATATCCGTGTAGAGCAAAGTAGAATGGTAATCAATGACAAGACAGGCTTTGCAACAAGTGTAAGAATTTCAGCTCTAATCCCAGGTGAAGTAGAAGCATTAGCATCATTTGGATTTACTGCAAATCAAGAATTGCCAGGTGTTATCTATGTAAAGGAGCAAACACAAGCCTTTGATACTAAATCACCTGAGCGTGATCTTAAGATTGCAGGTACAACAGGAGTAATCTGTAGAATTGGTGATCAAGATATCTACCGTAAGAATTTCTACAGTGTTAATCCTGATAAAGCAGATGAAACAATTGAGCATACTAATGCACAAGAGATTCAAGATGCTTATGCTAAACTTAAAGAGTCAGCAATAGCTCCTAGCCAGGAGTTCAACGTGTAAATATATAGAGAGGCAGGGTGCAATATCCCTGCCTATTCTTTTATCTTCTAATTATGGAAACATGGATAAGAAAAAACAATTAGAAGAACTTAAGTCCAGGAAAGATAAGTTTGAGTACAAAGGTAGCTTGGTAGAGTATCAACTATTAGGTAACAGACATAATGAAGAAAGATACATGACGTATGAGGTAGATCCTTTTAATCAGTATCAAAACTTCTTATACAAGCGTGCTCTATTTGGATTAAAGATCTATAGTCAAGATGAAATAAGCGTGATGAAAAAAGAAAAGCGCGCTAGAATATCTAAGGTACATAGAAAGACACAAAAAATTCTGAACGTGTATAAACAAGAAGTAGTCAACATGTTAAGCAACAACATATTTAAGAAATTATTTCCTAACAGCTCTATCACAAAAGCATTACTAGGCGATTTAGATTTTGTTGACAACGAATTTGTAAGCACATTAGATTTTAAAACATTAGGTATAACTAAGGATCATATCGTTAATAGATTGATACAAGAAAAGATACTACCTAAAAACTTTTATGAACTAAAGAGTATTACGCTACATGATTAGTTTAAAGACATGTGATGGGTGCTGTAAGCAACGCAAGATTTGGAAGAATCTTGTAGTGAATGGGGAACGCAAGAGGCTATGCAAAGAATGCTGGAGTTGCCAATCAAGTCATTCACTTAAACCAACAAAGCAGAAACCTCTTGCTTCTCGTTCTCCTAAGCGCGCTAAACAAGAGAAAGAGTACAGTAATAAACGTAAAATATTTATGTCAGACAATGCTATATGTCAGGCAAATATATCAGGTTTATGTACTACTCAATCTACTGATGTTCACCATGTTAAGGGTAGGTCAGGTGAACTATTACTTGAAGTAAGTGAATGGATGTCAGTATGTAGAGCATGCCATCAATGGATTGAGACACATCCTATAGAAGCAACAGCTTTAGGATATAGAAAAAGTAAAACAATTTAACACTAGAAAACGTGGGAGATATTAAATTTAGTAGATGGTCTGATGATGAAAGAAGACAACTAACAGAAATAATTAACATTGGTAAAACTAAAGCCAGAACAGTACATGAGTCATGTATGATTGCTGCACGCAAACTTAATCGTACTGTAGAAGGCTGTCAATGGCAGTACTATAATGTAATTTTACCTGATTTAACTGAAGTAGTTAAGCCAGAAGCTATTGCAGAACCTGTGCGTAGGTTAGCAGGACGTCCTAAAGGTGCTAAGAATAAGCCTAAAGTAGAAGAGGTAAAAGAAGTTGCTCCTGTAGAGGAGGTACAAGAGATAGATGCTCTGAATGCTGAACCTAAAGTAGAGGAAGTTATTCTAGCTAAAGTACCTGTCATTAAGTTGTATGCTAACTTTGGAGATCCTGAACCTGCAGAAATTATTTCTATTACAGATGATGTCATCGTAGCTAGATGTAAAGGATTCTTTATTACAATAGAAAGATGACTATTGATGTAGAAAAGGAAGTAAAGAAATTCCATAAGCAATGTAAGTCATTAGGTCAAACATTAATGGAGAACCATAATGAAGTACCTATGACTGTTGCTGTGCTTACCCAATCTAAGGGTATGGAGTTTTCAATTGGTGTTGTTCCTACTGTAGGATTTCTATATGATACAGAGAACAAAGAACCCTTCGTGGATGCAATGAAGCAAGTCATCAACCTAACTAAGCCAGTAGCCATAGCATTCATATCTGAAGCATGGATGGTTAAGAAAGCAAAGAATGATACGTATGACTTCAACATTCCAGTAAGTAAGCAAGAAGATCGCAAAGAAGTATTGATGGTTCAAATAGAAACATACAAAGACACATCTCTAACTGTATATGATATCATAAGAGATGGAGACGATGTAAGTTTAGAACTAGATATGGAAGAAACAAAGATTAGTAAAGAAAATGTAGGAGGTATGTTCTCAAACATGCTAAAGGAGAACTATGAACAGTTCCATTTAAGCATTGAAGAACAACTGAAAAAAAGTTTGAATTAAACAGTATAATAAAAAGAAAAATGTCAGAAAAAGTAAAAGAAGCAGCAGAAAAAGTTAAAGAAGTAATGGCTACTAAACCAGCTGAACCAGTTAAAATGAGCCTTAAGCCTGATCTAAGTAAGATTAAGATCAATAGGAGTAAAGGAGTTGTGACTATCAATGGTTACTTTAAGTTACGTTTAGGTACTTATGAAATCTTGAAACATAATATTGAGCACTGCGTAAATACTATGATCATTGGTCCTACTGGTACAGGTAAGACTGAAGTAATTAGTAACATGGCTGACCTGTTTAACTTACCTATTACAATCTTTGATATGGGTACTATGACAGATCCTGTTATGGGTCTAGTAGGTACTCACGTTATCACTGTAAAGGATGGTGTGACTCACTCAGAATTTCGTAGATCAAGATTCTCTGATGTAATACAGCAACCAGGTATTGTATTGTTAGATGAGATTAGTAGAGCAGGTGCAATGAGTAATAACTTATTGTTCCCGTGTCTAGATTTCAGAAAGGAGTTACCAATGGAGTATTCATTCCATGATACAACTCCTGTGCAAGTACACCCCAACTGTGTGTTCTTCTCAACTGCAAACATGGGTAGCCAGTATACTGGTACTCATAAGCTAGATAGAGCATTACTTGATAGATTTATGTTGGTAGAGGCAGACACTCTTAAGACAGAAGATATCAAGGAAACATTGACTAGTGAGTTCCCTTCAATTGCAAAGGAAGAGATCAACAAGTTGGTAACTGTATTTGAATCTATTAATCGTGAGCATGATGAGTTTAAGATTTCATTTAACTTATCACTACGTCACCTTAAGACAATTGCACGCCTAGTGTCTAATGGATTTACAATCTATGATGGCTTCTTTGTGCTATGCAAGGGACTAGGAGGTAAAGATGGTTTAACAAGTATCAAGAGTATTCTAGATGATACTACAACAGAGGAGGAAGAATAATTATGATTGGTTATGCGTGGGATAAAATAAAGGGAACTATGTCAGGGTGGGAGAGATCCCACTTTGGCGGTTTTCATAGAATGATTACTGATTATCCATATATCAAATTAGATTATGAAATCAAAATTGAACTGGATGATACATTACTTAAAAGTCTTCAGTGGTATACTGGAGAAAAGTTAATTAAGTTATATCTACTTAAGGCTAACACTCTTGGTTTAATAACTAAGTTTCATCAGTCAGAGGATGTAGTAGTAAACAAGTGGACTAAATCAGAGACAAAAGTTATCGTTACTCATTTAGATAATGAAGATATCTTTGATGATATTACTACTCAGCTACCTGAGTTTGCTCCATTGTTTGAACACTACAAGCAAGGTATCTTTAAATCATTCTTAACAAAAGAAATTAAAGATGATAAGCAAGATGAGGGTGGTGACAGCAGCAATCCTTCTGAGGATAAGCAAGATGATTCACAATCTGATTCACAAGATGGTGATCAAGATGTTCCTAGCAAAAGCAAAGAATCTAAAACTGTAACAGCGCAAGCTGCTAAGAAAGAGATGAAGGAGAAGCTAACATCTATAAAGGAGCAAGCACCATGGTCTGCTAAAGATAGCTTGTCTAGTTTCAATGAGACGCCTAAGTTTATGTCACCTAACCCACATGGTTATACAAAGGACTATAAGTTTACTTCACAAGAGATAACTGATGCTGAGAATCTAGTCAAGATGTTAGATATAAGCTTTGATCCTAAAGAAGATGTTGTCAAGAGTCTACGTGCTGGTAAGCTTGATGTATGTAAGATAGCTGAAGTACCTGCGGGTAGCACATCTATATACAAGCAGACAGTAGAAGACCAAGACACTAAACCATTTGGTGTATGCATCCTAGCAGATTTATCAGGTAGTATGACATGTAACAGAAGATTAGATAAGCAAAGACATTTATTAAATGTATTGTATCTAGCTATGTCACAAACAGTAGCTGCAGATAAGCTATGGATATATGGGCACAGTGGTTGTTCACAGCCTGAGATCTATCCTTTCTATACTCCTTATGACGTTGAGTATGCAAAGTACATCAATAATTATGGTCGTATTGAATATGCTCAAAACTATGATGGTCCTGTCATTGAAGCTATACATAAGAAGATTAGAGAGGTATCTGACGATAGGATAATCTTTATATGTCTATCTGATGGCTCACCTTCAGGTGATTGCTATGGTAGTGATGAGGATGTAGAAGACATGAAGAAGATCCTTGAGAGAGCTAGACGTGATGAGTTTATCACCGTAGGTATAGGTATTGAGTACATCGCAGTAGATGGCTTGTATACTTATCACAAGGTAGTAGACGATCTTAATACTCTTGTAAAAGATGTATCTCATATCGTGAACAAAGTTGTAATGACTGAGTTCAAATAACTGTAGATAGAATAGCTTGTGGTCTTAGTAGCTTTGGTTACTATCATCACAAGCTATATATCTTTTTTTTACAATTTAAATCACAGCCGTTATGAGTAAAATGGGCAGAGTAGTATTTGACATCATGCAAAAGTTTGATGGTCAAGTACCAGTAGGTTACACACTTAATGATTATTTTAGAGATGAAGAAGAAACTAAAAGAGCAGAGAAACAGGAGATTAGCGCAGATAGGAAAGGATCAGTTGATCTTTATGACAAAAGTCAAGAAGAACATGGGTCATCACCTAATCCCTGATATAACATGGTATTACACCAACAATGAAGAAGGAGATTAAAAACTTCATAAAGTATCTAGTGGTATGGGTATCACAGAACCTATCTATTCCATTCTGGATGGTAGGGCATGTACATTTATCTGTACATATCTATGAAGATATAACAGAAGTATTAGCGTCATTAGGTATGAACCTAATTGTAGCTACAGGATTTATTATAGACTATTTAGACCAACGCAAATCATGAAAAAATTATTATTAATACTATGCTTGTTGATATCATTAATAACAACAGCACAAGAATCAATAGAAAGTTATGCATTACAAGTAGGACACTGGAATGAGTACCTAGAGGAGTTTGTGTACGATGAAGTAAGAACTTGTGATGTAAAGTTTCTATTACAAGGAGATGTCATCATAGCAAATGATGTAGCTAAATCAATTTATTATACTTATGAAACAATTCATAATGATGAATTAGCAGCTACATGGAAAGCCTTTGACGAACAGAGACGTAACGTTATTGTATCTTTATATTTTGGTAAAGAACTTAGTCTCTTTACTGTAATCTATGATGACGTATGTTATAAGTATTTTTTAACTGACTAAAAATAGAGCTATGAAAACAGCAGTAGAATGGTTAGAAGAACAGGTCAATACAGCTAAATGGAAATTTGCTGATAAAACAGATAGAGAAGCTATTATTCAACAAGCCAAAGAAATGGAGAAAGAGCAGATAATGACAGCATTTACTCAAGGAGATATATTTGGAGCAGATTTCTTTGACAGAGTAAATAGAACAGCAGAACAATACTACAACGAAACCTTTAAATCAGAGTAAGATGAAAAAGTATTTATTTGAAGTAGGTCAGCAATTAGCAGACGTATTTTACAATCAAGAAAATATAAAACCTTTAAATCAGAGTAAGATGGAAAAAGAATTTGTACCTTATGAGTTAGCTTTAAGAATGAAGCAACTTGGATTTGATGAACCTTGTATGGCATCTAGAGATATGGGTAATAACCATGGTCTTATACAAGTACCAACTTGGCAATCAGCATTTAGATGGTTTAGAGAGAAGTATGAATTACATTCTACTATTACATCTATTAGTCAAGAATCTTGGCAGTGGCATATAACTAAACCTGGAGAATCTTTAGGTAAATTATATGATGAAGATTTTTATACTTATGAAGAGGCAGAACTTGCTTGTATTGAAAAGTTAATAGAGATTGTTGAATTAAAATTAGAGTAATATGCCAGATATAAGTATGTGTAAGAATGAAAACTGTCTTCAGAAGAAGACATGTTATAGATTCACAGCTGTACCAAGTAAGTACCAACAAGCATATGGTGATTTTAAGCCTGATAAAACAGGTAAATGCGAGTATCATATTTATAAACCAAAGAAAGAAGAAGAATGAAAAAGTTATTGAATTATTTATTTAGTGATAAAATGTATTTTATCCTGGTAGTATTATCAGGTGCGTATTTTGTACACAGAGGCAATTACACTATCGCCTTTATGGAGTTAGTACTTATTATTATGTTACTACTTAAGAAAGATAAAGAATGAAAAAGAAAATTATCATCAGCAGTATAGTAGCAGTAGTACTTGTAGTAGTATTTGCTATTATAAATGAAAGAAACAAAGCTGAAGCAGCTAGAAAGTCTAATGAAGAGTTCTTAAAAAAGTTAGATAGATACAGACATCAAGATTCTCTATACTTTGAATATCTTAAAAAACATTAAGGCATGAAAAAGTTCAAAGAACATTTTGTAGAAGTTATAATGTTTGGTGTATTCTTAACTCTGTTTGGATTGTTAATTATAAAATTAGCAATGACATATCAAAAGAAAGAAGTTGTTGTACCTATAGAAGAAGTTGAAGTCATTCAACACAACTATGATGATCCTAAAGATCTTGTCAATGATACAACACTAACTTATGATCAACGTAAATATTACGATAACCTATACGATTATTAATGAATAGAATTAAGTATGTAAGTCAAAGGAGATTCTATAGTAGTCTCCTTTTCTTTTCAACAGCAGTAGGAATTATAATGTATATGGTGGGCTCATGTAGCAAACCCGAAGTAAACAAGACAGTACAATATGTAGAGTCTGAACCAATCATAATTAAAGAACATCAGTCATTCAGCAAAGAGAATCTGAAATTACTAATTGATGAATTGAACATAAGATTTGCAGACATTGTATTTGCACAAGCACTACTAGAGTCAGGAAATTTTAGATCAAGAATTTTTTTAGAGAACAATAATATGTTTGGTATGAAGTGCGCAAGAAGGAGACCAACAACACATCAAGGTGAGCTCCATGGGCATGCATATTTTCAAACATGGGAAGATTGTGTACTTGATTATGCCTTCTTTCAAACTACATACATGAAACATATTACAAGTAAAAAAGAGTATTTTCAGTATCTTGCAGATAATTATGCAGAAGATCCTGAATACACTGATAAGCTTAAAATTATTATTCACAACAACAATTGATCTTATCTTTGTTGTTATAATACATTACACATATGGAGAAGAATAGATATTATGAAGGATTCTTAGTAGGACTAGGAGTTGGTATAATTGCAGCATCAATGGCAATACTTGCTATAGTAACAATACTGCTATGAAGAATTTAGATAAAGCAGTTATGCATTGTTATAGGGAGCTCTACGCAAACTCAGAGCCTCCTGCTAGCTTTGATCAGTTAATGGAAGATGCACCAACAAATGAGATGGGACAGAAAGTAATTGATTATATGGCGTATAGTATTGATGAAGAACTATTTGTTAAGATACTCAAGGATACAATAAGCTTATATAAGATCAAATCACCTAAACTAAAGCGCGATTTTGAAGTAGCAATGTATTTAGGTGCAGGACCTAAATTTAAAGAGAAAGGAGAATAATATGTCACTACCAGTAGGAATACTATTAGTCGTAATAGTTGTAGCGTTTTATTTTTTAATGCGTGAAGATGATATTTTTGAAGATTAGTATATGACGGAAGAAGAATTAATCAATGAAGGATTTGAAAAAGTATATGTAGATAAAGAAGAAAGTGGTAATAAAGATGATTACTATTACTATGCCTATGAGCTAGCAATAGACACATCAATTATCACATGCGCTAATGATGAAGCCAAAAATGGCTGGTATGCATATAGTGACATAGACCTATCAGGTAGAATAACTGACATTGAAGATGTTAGAATATTAAAACAACTAATAGAAAAATGGTCGATATCTCACAAGAATGGATAGAAGCAGAAGAAATTATTGCAGATTTTACAAATGATTTCTATAATAGATTTGGAGTATACGTTGTAGTAAACTATTCATTAGATAAGCCTACGGCTGAGACACCTAAAATACCAATGCAATGTTTGCTAGATGAGTTCAATGCATTCTTAAAAGTAGATTATCCAGATGGAATGAACTATAAGAATAGAGACAGAAGAACCATTGTAAATGTAGCAGAGTTAGGTATTAGAACTAAATACAGAATAGCAGAATTAGTAACTTACAGATATTTATTTTACTATGTATGCTATGCTATAGGACACAGCTATAACCAGGTAAGCCAATTCATAAAAGGAAAAAGAGATCATTCTATTGTAATACATGGTAGAAAAATGGTAACTCAAAGACTAGAAGTTAAAGATCGCGAAATGACTAATCTATTCAATAGAGTTATTCCATATTTAAACAACAAGTATAATCTTAAAATACAATGAGTACATCAAAAAGTAAAATACAAAAAGATGCATTAAGTAAGATACTTCCATTAAGTAAGGCAGGCGTTGAGATATCAATGGGTGTAGGTAAGACTTTATTAGGTCTTAGACATATGGATAGCTTGCTAGCATTTAGTGAAGGAGATATAAAATTTTTAGTTGTAGCACCAAAGGTATCAATATATGACAGTTGGAAATCAGATGCTAAGAAGCATAATCTAGATCATCTATTAAATCATATCACCTTTACAACATACAGATCGTTGGAGAAGTGTAGTCATGACTATGAAGCAATCTATTTAGATGAGTGTCATAGTTTGAAATACAATCATACTACATATCTAAGAAGAGCTGAGCACAAAAACATTACCATAATAGGATTAACTGGTACATATCCAAAATATAGATCAGGAGAAAAAGGAGAGATGTGTAATCTATTCTGCCCTAAAGTATATGTATATAAGACAGATGATGCTATTGAAGCTAACATACTAAATGATTATAGAATCTATGTTCATATGGTAGATTTAGATGATGCTAGAACTATACGCGTAACAAGTGCTAAGGGTAGCTGGCTAATATCTGAACAACAGAACTATGAATACTGGACTAATAAGATCAATAGTAGTTTTAAACAAAAAGATCTGCAGATACTACGTGTAATGCGTATGAAAGCTATGATGGGTTACAAAAGCAAAGAAGAAAAAGTATTAGAGCTTCTTGCTAGACGTAAGACTAAAACAATACTGTTTGCTAATACACAAGAACAAGCAGATAGATTAGCACCACATAGTTATCATAGCAGTAATCCTAAATCAGCAGAGAATCTTGAGCTGTTCAAGAATAATGAGATAGAACTATTATCAGCAGTAGAACAACTAAGCGAAGGTGTAAACATACCTAATCTTAGATCAGGGATAATCATGCATGCTTATTCTAACAATAGGAAGACATCTCAGAAGTTAGGAAGGATGTTAAGACTTAATCCTGATGATACAGCTGGTATACACATTCTATGCTATCGTGATACAGTTGATGAGCAATGGGTTAGGAGTGCCATTGAAAGTTTTGATAAAGATAAAATAGTATGGCTGAACTAATATTGTATAAGACAAAAGGATGTGATACTACGTTCTTAACGGCATGTATTATAAAATTTTGTGAGCATAAACCTGATCAAGCAGAACAGTGTGCTACTATAGTTAATGGTAGAGGCAGCTATGCTATTAAATCAGGAGATCTTGATACAATAGAAGAGATGGCGTTTTTATTTGAAAACGTAGGATTAGTAACCAAAATAGTAGAATGATGACAGAGACAGGTAAGATAATTACAATACCTGTAAAGACCTCAGATATATGGTCAGGTATGGTAGCTGTTTTATGCTCAGCAAACAAGATTATAGATTTAGTAACAGTAGATCATATTACGATGCAAGGTAACTATTATGTGTTAGGTAAGAACATGGAGTGTTCTATGACAGATGATATGTTCCTAGCTCACTTATTTATTCAAACAGACCAAGGTAAATTACATAAGCTAAAGTTTAACCAATGGAATTCAGCAATGAAATCTAAGTTGGTTAATACTGATCAACCCATAGATTTTGTTTTACTATCATCTACATTCTCTACAGGCTACTATCTTAAAATATGCAACACATGTGGCGCGCATTACAACGCAGCTAAAAAACAAATTGAATGTGAAGATTGCACAGATAAGAATAGATATGCCAAGATAGTTATAGAGAAGAAAGAAAAAAGACCAAGAATTAAACGCAATGATACCATTTAAAGTTGTGTGCGTTGATGCTACAGGCATGCCTGACCAGTTACCTAGCTCTAGAAGAGTGGTAGAGGGTCAGGTATACACTGTAACAGAAATTGCATACTTACAGTTACAATCAATCCAAGGCTATAGATTAGCTGAGATTGATTCTTTTTTTCCATATGAATATTTTAAAGCCTCTAGGTTCAGGCCGTTAGCAGAACAAGAAGCTATCAAAGAGGAGGCAGATTTAGAAAGAGCTATATGAAACAAAAAAAAGGTGTATTAAACATTAAGCTTACTAAAGAGAATGGTAGGCTTATACATAAAGATGCAAGTGATGCGTCTCTATACAAAATATTTATGGAAGCATTAGAAGAAGGACAGACAGTGGATGTCTTTTTTGATGCACATGTAGATAATGGCACGTATGCACAGATATCTAAACTTAAGGTATCTATACGTGAATTAGCAAATGAATCAGGAGATTCTTTTGAAGAAATGCAGAATATAGTTAAAGAGAAAGCAGGGCTATGCTGGGAAGGTCATTGCAAATCATTTGGTGATTGCAGCATAGAAGAGCTTAATCTTGCGATTCAGGCTGCTGTTGAGATTGGGGATTATCTAAATCTGAATCTACGTCAGGTGTTTGGAAAGTAGCAGGATCAACAATCTCAAATTTATTTTCAGCTCTAACTACAGATTCAATTTCTTTAATCAATACAGTCAGAGTTAGCAAGTGATACTCAAAAGAATCTTTTGGCTCACGTGTAGCAATGTCAGCAAATATCTGAGCAATCTCAGCATGACTTCTTGTAGAGATGTGATCTGATAAAAGCTGTGACAGCCTTACATAAAAGCCACCAGAAATTTTGATGGATACTATTTCCTCTACAGGGAAGATTTCTAATGGTGGTAATTTATCTGACATATAAAAAAGTTTAAACAAATATACAATATTTATGAATGAGAAGTTAAAAGAAGTACAGTTAAAATTACATGATGCAATTAAGCCATCAGGATGGGGAAACAAACTTAAGATGTTTGTGTTGAGCGATGACTTTTATAAGATCCTTGAAAGATTAATGATTGAATCTAATGCAGGTAAGAAGTTTACGCCAACAATTAAACATTTGTTTAAAGCTTTTGAAGAATGTCCTTATGATGAACTTAAGGTAGTTATAGTAGGGCAAGATCCATATCCTAAAGAAGGAGTAGCTGACGGTATAGCTTTCAGTTGTAGTAAAACAGAGCATCCATCTCAGGTACAGCCAAGTTTAAGATCAATACATAAAGCTTTAGATGCTGAAGGAATAGAACACTTTCATACATATAATCTAAAGGACTGGGCTAATCAAGGTATATTAATGCTAAATACAGCTCTTACTACTACAATAGGTACACCAGGAGCACATGCAGCACTATGGGAACCTTTTATGAAATATTTATTTGAAGTGTTGAATGAACAAAAGGGATTAGTTTATATCTTTATGGGTAAGGTTGCGCAATCATGGCGTAGTCATATCAATCAAGAAGACAACTATATTTTTACATGTTCTCACCCAGCATCTGCCGCCTATTCACAAGGTGAGTGGTACAGTAATGGTGTCTTCAAGAATACAGATAAGATTATCAAAGAAAATTATAACTACAACATAAAATGGTAAGAAAGAAAGAAAAGATTTACTTAGTTGAAAATGATCACAGATTCCAGGAATATTGTGAGGAGAATGGATTTACAGCTAACAACGTACCTATAGATAATTTTATAGATGTTGCTAAAGAAATTGGGTGGGCTATGACAACAAATGAATTTGAGATGCATCATAACACAAGGACTTTACCAACACATTATTTCATGCGTATAAAAGATAACTGATGCTAGCACATAAAGAAGTATTTGATATCATTGCCTCTAAAGGATTAAGTCCTAATCAATACTACTTACTTGCATGTATACAAGACAATATCCAAAGCAAGAAGATTAATGTAGCGCTAGAACTTAATGCACTGGTACATGAAGAATATGTCATAGTCACTAAAGATGATAAGTTAATTATGACAGATAAAGCAAAGAAGTTAATTAGAAAAGTAGAAGATCTGTTTGTAACTCAGGCCAAGAATGCTGCTAAGCAAAAGCTTGGAGATGATTATGAGCAGATGATTGCTGACTATAATGACATCTTTCCTGCAATAAAACTCCCTACAGGCAAATATGCTAGGAGTAATGTAAAGAATCTAAAGAATGCTTTCAAATGGTTCTTTGATAATTTTGATTATTCATGGGATGTTATCTTTGAAGCAACAGAAAAGTATATCTATGATTTTGAAATGCAAGGTTTCAAATACATGAGAACTGCTCAGTATTTTATACGCAAACAAGATACAGATAAGAGCTGGTCTTCAGACCTTGCAAACTACTGTGACATAGTATTATCAGGAGAAGATGAACAACAAAATCATTACTCAGTTAAAGTTGTTTAAGTCAAAAAAATATATTATATTTACTTCTAATTAACCAGATAAATAATGTCAGATAAAGAGAGAGCATTGCCTTGGAAATCAAGGCGAGAAGGGTACATATCCGCCCTAAAATATATGAAAGGAAGAATGGAGGGTACTGTAAAAACATACAGAACTCCATGGGAAAAGGTAAATGAAGCAGGTGTTGATGGTATAGAATGGAACTCCTTAGTTGTAATAGGAGGAAGACCAGGCACAGGCAAGACACTTATCAAAGATCAAATCATACGTGAAGGTTTCAGATTAAACAAAGGACAAAGTATTAAGGTACTTGAGTTTACTCTTGAAATGGTATCAGAAAAATCAAGACTAAGAGAATTTACAAGTGTAGCAAAGAAGTCTTACCGTTATCTATGTAATGCTGATAAGAAAGAAGATGGGCCTCTATCAGCAATTGACTTTGAGAAATGTAAAGACTATGCTATAGAGGCATCTAAGCTACCTGTAGATGAAGTAGAAACACCACCAAGTATAGATCAATTTGAAGCTACAGTTACAAGCTATTTAGAATCAAGTGCAGTAGTAGAAGATGGAGTTAAGATATACTGTAATACAGTTATCACTCTTGACCACTCTATTTTAATTAAAGGTTCTAATAAACAAGAGCTACTCTATCAACTAGGAGAGACATGTACAAAGCTTAAAAGAAAGTACCCAATCATATTTATAATCTTAAGTCAATTAAACAGATCAGTTGAATCTCCAGAAAGAAATGAAGATGGAAAGTATGGAAACTACATTCTTGAATCAGATTTATTTGGAGCAGATGCTTTACTACAACATGCAGATTTAGTTATAGGAATCAACAGACCCAAGATGAAATTTATCAACTACTATGGCCCTGATAAATACATCATAGAAGATGATTCCGTTTTAGTTTTTCATTTTATAAAGTGCAGAAATGGTGATACGCGAATGAGCTTTTTTAGAGCAAAATACAAGACAATGGAGATTGAGGAGATGGATACACCTCCAAGATACACAGCAGTAAAAAGAAGTAAAACTTAATTAGTTAAAAATGGTACATGAAAAAACAGCAAAAGAAAAGATTGATGAATTAAAAGCTTTGCACCAACCAACTTTTGACAAATTGAAATTAACTAATCCGTTATTTATACCACGGATATGTTACATTCCAATAGGAGAGAAGGAGCAAGTAGTGTCTTTCTTTGAGCAAGATTTTGCCAAAGGGAAAGATATCTATACGCATTTTGTAAGCAAAGGGTATGATTCTGAAGATGCTAAAAACAGATTATGGAAATGGGCATATAATCCATATTATGCTACTGAGTATAAAAGATCTGAGCCACATCATGAAACAGGACATATAAGATTCATTGTTCCTGTAGATGAGTTAGAACTTATCGATGAAAAATATATTGACGATGTAGTTGGTATAGATGTAAGTAAATTTGATATTGAGAATGCTATTCCCAATCCAAATGAAGATCCGCTTATAGAGCAGATGACAATTAGAGATCTTGCAGCTATCTTATTAAAGAGACCTGTAAGTAGAAAGAAATGGTTAAATGAAATAGTAAATAAATGAGTAAGATAGTTCTTCCAACAGCAAAAGTATCTGCTGAAACAAAAAGTCCAAAAAATTTAATTATATTTTCTAAGCCAAAGGTAGGTAAGACAAGTCTGTTAGCAGAGTTACCTAATTGTTTGATACTAGATTTAGAATCAGGTACTGACTATGTAGATGCTATGAAACTTAAAGCTTCTTCTACAGCAGAGATAAAAGAGATAGGTCAAGCAATTATTGAAGCAGGTAAACCATATGATTATATTGCTGTTGATACAATCACTGCATTAGAGGTTATGTGTACTGTTGATGCAGAAAAGATGTACATGGGAACATCAATGGGTGTTAACTGGGTTAAGAAAAATGCAGATGGCTCTATTAACTATAAGGAGTCTCAAAAATCCAAATATGGTAGCGTTCTTAATTTACCTAATGGTCAGGGCTATGGTTACCTTAGAGAAGCAATTGTTAATCAAATTGAGTATATCAAAACGTTAGCACCTAGAATTATTCTTTTAGGTCACGTAAAGGATACTCAGCTAGAGAAGTCAGGAGTAGAGGTAAGCTCTATGGATCTTGATCTAACAGGTAAGATTAAAAGAATTGTATCCTCTCAATCAGATGCTATTGGTTATCTATATAGAAAAGGCAAAGACAATGTTCTTACCTTTAAAACTAATGATGAGGTAGCATGTGGTGCAAGACCAGTACATTTAAGAAATCAAGAGATGGTTATCTCTGAATTAAAAGATGGGCAGTATGTTGCTCATTGGGACAAAGTATATATTGACTAAACAAACAATTTAAAACAATGGGATTAAGTACATTAGACATTACTATACCTGGATCAGGTAGTAATAACAGTAATAACAACGGTGGTGGTTATAAAGGATTGAATCCAGGTAACTATAAAGTTAAAGTGCATAGATTTGAGCTATGGGATCAACCATTTGCTCCTGAAGAAAAGGGTCTATTTCTAGTTATGAAAATGGAAAGTGCAAAACCATCTCCTGACTTTGAAGGTTATCCAGTAGATGAAAACAATCCTGATGGGCCTAAGTATGAAGGGCTTATTGGTAATGTAAGAACAAGCGCATTTGCATTTAAAGATGGATACAACGCTAAAAAGAATGTACCAGTTGTAAGAGACAGAGCTATCTTAGAGGAGCTTCTTAGACTATGCACAGAGTTTGATTGCGTTCAGTGGTTTAAAGATGCACATGGTAAGTATGGTACTATCCATGAATGGGTAGATGCTTTCAATGAAGCTGCTCCTTTTAAAGATAAGTATCTTGAAGTATGTATTGCAGTTAAAGAATACATGGGTAAAGATGGTAAAGTAAAAAAACCATTAGCAATTGCACCATATGAGAAAGTAGATGGTAAGTATCATAACGGATATAAAGCACTTACAAGTCAGAAAACTGTTGTAAAGTTTGATGCTGATAAACATTGGAAGAAAGTAAATCCAGAGCCTGTATCTGAATTTAAAGCTGATGATCAACCAGATGATGCAGCATTTGAATCTATAACAAAGTTTGATAAAGATGGTGATGAAATGCCATTTGATTTAGATGCTGGATTTGATATCTAATAATTAACTAATATTGAAGGGGGATATGATGTCCCCCTTTTTTATTTCCATACTATGCTAAAGTCAAACCCCGCAGTATTTTTTATTGAAGATGTTCCAAGTAACTGGATATTTGAAAGTTATTTGAACTTAAATGAAAAGCTTACAGGTCAGTCTATCAAGATACATTCCATATTTAAAGCAGAAAAAACTCCTTCAATGTGCATCTATTATTCTGATGCAGATAAGATGTACAAGTACAAAGATTTCTCTACAGATAAATCAGGTAATGGTGCAGGATTAGTATCAGATATGTTTAACATATCATATGCTAGTGCATGTAGTAAAATTATGGATGATTATAATCTATATCTTAGTAAAGGAGATTTATCAAATGATGACCAAATAAGAAAGCATATAATTCCTACACCAAAATATAAGATTACAGAATTTGTAACGCGTGGTTGGAATAATATTGATGCAGCATATTGGTTGCAATTTGGTATAGGATCTGATGTATTAAAGCACTATGGAGTAGTTCCTCTACAGGAGTATACAATGTGCAGACAATATTCAGATGGTAAAGAGGAAGTAATAAAGATAGCTAGACTAAATGTATATGGTTACTTTAATAAACAAGGAGATCTCTGCAAGGTATATCAGCCTATGCAGAAGAATAAGAAGTTCATTAAGGTAAATGATTATATACAAGGATCAGATCAATTAACAGAAACAAATAAGTATCTAGTCATATGCAGTTCATTAAAAGATGTAATGGCATTGAAAGCAATGAAGTTCAACAACATTGATGCAGTAGCACCAGATAGCGAGAACTCTAGAATTCCAAAAGAAATAATGAGTGCGTACCTTGAAAGATATACTACAGTATGTACAATGTTTGATGATGATGTAGCAGGTATGAAATCTATGCAGAAATACAAAGATGACTACGGTATAGAATCAATTCATCTACAGATGAGTAAAGATCTATCAGATTCAATTAGAGATTATGGAATGAGCAATGTAAAGATTGTATTACATCCTATATTAAAGAAAGTATTAACACCAAAAAGTTTGAAGCATGAGTAGTTATTTTGACAGTTGGATCTATAACAATATAGAATTTACTGAAGACATGATACCTGAAGGAGCTGTAGGTTTTGTATATGAAATGACAGCAGTTATAGATGGAAAATCTCGTATATATATTGGAAAGAAAAACTTTTACTCAGATGTTAAAACAAAGCTGGGTAAAAAAGTATTAGCTCAGCAAACAGATAAACGCCTTAAGACATACAAGCGTGTAAGAAAAACTGTTTATCAGAAGTATTACAGTAGCAATGAAGTGCTTAAGAAAGCGCATAAAGATGGAGTTAAAATACGTAGAAAAATACTGATGATATGTTACAGTCCTACAGAGCTAACTTATCAAGAAGCTAAGCATCTATTCTGTAATGATGTATTAGATTATGATATGTATTTGAACTCCAATATATTAGGTAAATTTTATAAATCAAAGTAGTATGGATCCACTAAGAGTAATTGAATTACGTGCACAGTATCTTATATTATCTGAAATAGAAGAAATGTTTGTAGCAAAATCAAAACACAAAGTAGCAAAATATGTAGACAGAAAAATGATTGATATTCTTAAAGAATTAAATATTAAATCTAAAGTAAGATGAAGATAACACATGAAAATTTATTGGAAAACGGATGGGATTGTATTGATGCAAATAATCAAAAGTACATAAGTAAATTTCATTTAAACGTAATTCTGTTTTTAAGCAAAAATTATGGTATAGATGATAATTATATGATACAGTTATTATTTCCATCTACTGATTTTGCAAGTGAGGCAGTTAAAGTTAATATAAATTGTATCAGCATTAAAGATTTACAAACACTTGAACATTTAGTTTATAAAGCAAGTGCTGTAAGTTCAATGAAAAGATTATTGTTAAACTATTAATACATATGAACATACATCAGGAAAGCTTAGCTAAAGCTACTAAAGAACTGATGTTTAGTGAACCTTTTTACGGTCTATTTCTAGTATCATTAAATAAACAATGGGATGAAAAGGTATCTACTGCATGTGTAGGAGTATCAGGTATCTCTTTTGGTTTAAAGATAAGCCCAACATTTTGGGAGAAGTTGACACCTTTACAAAAGAAAGGTATACTTAAGCATGAGTTAATGCATATTGCCTTATTCCATCTAACAGATTATAAACATCTAACAGATCATAAGTTAGCAAATATTGCAATGGATATAGAGATCAACCAGTACATTGATCCTACGTGGCTGCCAGAAGGCGCTATGGGACTTTCAACATTTCCTGAATTAAAATTAGAGGAAAAGAAAGGTACTAAATATTATTATGATAAGCTCAAGGAGTTGAAGGATGAGGTACAAGAGTGCCTTAAGAAAGCTATTGAGAATGGAGATACATCAGTTACATTACCTGATGGTACAGTAGTTCAGTTATCAGAGCATGATTGGGATGAAATGGATTCTTTAGATGAAGGTTCACAACGTGTTATTAGAGATCAGGTATCAGGTATACTTAAGAATATTGCAGAAACTGTAGAGAAATCACACGGTAGTGTACCAGGAGAATTTAAAGATATACTTCAAAAGCTACTAGAAATACCTGAACCTAAGTTTGATTGGAAATCACATGTCAGAAGATTTGCTGGTAAATCTATTAAGGTTTATACAAAAAAGTCCAGAAGGAAGTTTAGCAAAAGATATGAAGACAATCCAGGTCTTAAAATCAAACAAAAGAAACACATATTAGTAGGTATAGATACATCAGGATCTGTAAAGAAAGAAGAGCTCCAAGAATTTCTATACGAGATACATCACCTAAATAAAACAGGTAATGATGTTACTATAGTACAGTGTGATACAGCTATATCTCATGTAGGTAAATACAAACCAGGTGAAGATTATGCTATACATGGTAGAGGAGGAACAGATTTTCAACCTGTAATAGACTATTATAACGAGCACTTCAATGAGATAAGCTGTTTAATATACTTTACAGATGGTGAATGTAGTCCTCCAATTAATGCAAAAGGAAACATCCTATGGGTGTTAAGTAGTGAAAGTGAAATGAATGATGATCTCCCTGGAGAAAAAATTAAATTAGAATTATGAAAAGTAATAGCGTAAGATTAGACAGTAATGAATTAAAAAGTTTTTTAATGCACATGATTAGCAATAATCGTCATATACAAGCGGAGGGTAAGAACCCTGTAGCAGTAGAGATTATTGGTGAATCAGGTTTAGGTAAAACAAGTAGTGTAATTCAGTTAGCAACAGATGAAAAGTTAAACTTTGTAAAGCTGAATTTAGCTCAGATAGAAGAACTAGGTGACCTTGTAGGCTTTCCTATTAGACAATTTAAGATGCTTAAAGAAGCTGAATCTGGATTAAAAGTACATCAGTGGATTGATGAGCATGCAGTAGAAGAATACAGTAGACAAGGATATAAATTCACTGGTCAAAAAAGAATGTCATACTGTCCACCAGAATGGATTGCAGATAAAATAGGTGGTGGTATCTTATTACTAGATGACTGGAACAGAGCAGATGTAAGATTTATTCAAGCAGTAATGGAACTAGTAGACCGTCAAGAATACATATCATGGAAGCTGCCTAAAGACTGGCATATACTATTAACAGCTAACCCTGACGATGGTAACTATATGGTAAATAGTATTGATGTTGCACAAAGAACCAGATTTGTTAGTGTTGAATTTAAGTTTGACGTAGATAGATGGGCAGAGTGGGCAGAAGCTAATAACATTGATGGCAGATGTATCAACTTCTTATTAATGCATCCAGAGGTAGTTAATGAAAGAGTTAATCCAAGATCCATTACTACATTCTTTAATGCAATTAGTTCTATCCCAAAGTTTGAAGAACAACTAGGATTAATCCAACAAATAGGAGAAGGTTCTGTAGGTACAGAAGTAGCAAGTTTGTTTACGCAGTTTATTGCAAACAAATTAGATAAGCTTATCACACCTAAACGAATGCTATTAGAAGGAGATACTAAAACAGTTATTGAAGAAATCACCAATATAACAAATGATTATAGCGGATACAGAGCTGACATAGCAAGTCTATTGACTAGTCGTATAACAAACTTTGGTTTATACTATGCAGAGAAGAATCCTATTGATCAAAAAGTTATAGATAGAATTACAGAAATAATTAAACACGAAGCAGCATTTAATTATGATCTTAAGTATATCATTGCCAAGAAGTTAGTAGGAGGTAACAAAGCTAAGTTTCAAAAGTTAGTTCTTGTACCTGAAGTTAATGATCTTATAACAAAGTAATTATGTTAAAGAAAAGAGTTATTTTAAAATTTCATGAACATGCTCCAGGAGGATTGGTTTATGAATTAGCGTATTTAATTGAACATATAGATGCTTTAGCTCAAGCAAGTAAAGCAGACTTTAAATTTGAAGAAGGAAAGACATACTTTTATTTACCAGATGTATCAATACCAAGGTTCAAATTAAAAGCAACAACAGAAGCTTTAAATGTAAAGTCTACAAGATCAAGTGAAAAAGCAGACTACATATTTATGGGCCCTGTTAAGAAAAACAAATCATCAGATAGCTTGTCTAATGCAGAAGTTACATATAAGAGTTACTATAGAATAAATGATGATTTGCATAGATTTGATCAAGTTAAAAACTTTTCTACTGAATTAGATAGTAAGCTGAATGAAATTGCACTTTTATCAACGTCATATGATATACTTATTGATCATGATGTAATTGATAAATTAAGAGGGCAATGGAAAGAACAATATGGAAAATGGTTATGGATGTCTTTTTATACAACAAAAAATTTCATATCTTTGAAACATCCAAGTCTCCTTTCCAAATTAAGACATCAAGACGATCTTATTGATTTAGTTAACAAAGACTCTATTGTTATAACAGATGAGAAGATGAAAGATCTTCAAGGCATGTTTGACAGCAAAGATAATGATAACATAGTGTTAGCAATGGAGATTATGGCCAATTCAAACTTTGAAGAAAGCATCCTTAATAACTACTTTTTACTTATCAATAATCTTGCTAAGATAAGTCAGGCAAAAGAATCAAGTCATAGAAACTTTCAAAACTTCATGTTATTTTACGGATTAGATTTAAGACATCTACACGGTAGAATAAGAAACTCTGATGTAGATTATATTTCATCATTCTTAAAAGAGTATGGTAAACTAACTCAAGAAGCTATGAATAAAATACTAAAAATGTATGCAGATACAAATAGTCAATACATAGGTAAATATTGCAATTCAAGATTAGTAGCTAACACAGATGTAGAGTATGACGAGTTTGAATGAAAAATTAATGTTGGAGTCTGAATTTTATAACAGACCCTTTTGGTTCAGCTATAGCAGTCTTAATAGGCTGCTATACGCACCATCAATATTTTATAATGAATATGTTTTAGGAAATAAGCAGCAGAGAACTGATGCGCATCTTATTGATGGAAAGCTTATTCATTATTTAGTACTTGACAGTGCACAATTTGGAGATAAATTTATTCTTGCATCAGGAGATCTTCCTACAGCAGGAGTAAAGGATGTCGTAGACATCGTGTATGAAGTTATTGATAAGAATGAAGACAAAGAGTTTAGTTCTTATAATAACATAATACAAACAGTACTTAAGCAAATCAACTTATATCAGAAGTTTGTAGATGATAAGAAGCCAGACAAAGATGGGATACAAAAAACTGCAGATGAAAAAAGATTTGAAAAAATTGTTACAGATCAAGCAAGTAAGTATTTTGAATTTCTAAAAGTAAAAGGTAATAAAGATATCATAGACCAAGATACATTAGACAGATGTACCAGAGCAGCAGATGCAATTAAATCAAACCAAACAGTTGTAACTCTACTAGGGTTAGACAGAACACATGATAATGAAGCATTTGGTATCTATAATGAACTTGAAATAAATGGTGACCTAGAAGGCATGCCATTTGGAATTAAAGGTATTATAGATAACATGGTAGTTGATGTTGAACGTAAATTAATTATAATCAATGACCTTAAGACAAGTCATAAGTCATTATCAGATTTTCCAGAATCTATAGAATACTGGAATTACTGGATGCAGGCTGCCATGTATAAAAAATTAGCTAAGTTATTCCTAAAGGATGTAATAGATAACACGTGGAGAATAGAATTTAATTTTATTGTAATTGACAAATACAATCAGGTATACCCATTTAAAGTAAGCAATGCTACTATGAGTATGTGGACTACAAGATTAGATGAGCAATTAGTAGAAGCAAATTATCATTACACAAATAGAGACTACACTCTACCTTATAAATTTGTAGCAGGCGAAGTTTTATTATAACATTTTAAACAATGAACATTGAGAATGTATATGGGAAGTATTTTCAGAAGAGTAAGCTCTTCTTATATCCCTTATTGAAGATACGACAAGGTATAAGTATAGTTCCTGTTCAAACATATATGCGGTGGTTAGATGTATATGAGCTTGGAGATTGCAAGCTTGTATGCGTTTACCATAAGAGAAGTGATGATGAGTATAAAAGATTTGAAGAAAAATATCTTTTATCTAATCCGTTGTTTTATGACTACTTCTTATTACCAGATAATATGGTAGCATATGTGTTTGATTTTTCAGAACATATCCATGACTATTATAAAGTAGCACATGGTAAGTACTCAGAGCTATCAAGCAATTTTAAATTTAAAGTAATTAATTTCTTTTCATCAAACCCAATACATTCAGCATATGTAGATAGTTATCTTTATCCAAATAAACATTTTGATCTCTATTCAGAACTATTAAACTGTAATATAGAGTTACTAATGGAAGTAGGAGAGCTATGTAGCATGCCTGATATTGATCAGGAAACTTTGCTATCTAAACCTATTCTTTTGGAGATAGAAGATAATTCTTTACATTTGTTAAAACAATAAAAATAATTTTATGGATTACGGAAAAAACATGCTCGTTGTGAGCAACTACTGGGGTGAGGCAAAAAGTTTTAAGCTTATTCCAGTTAGTAATGATTGTCCTTACGCAGAAGCATTGTATGATATCAATACAGGACTCTTAGCAGTTATTGGTAAAGTACAAAAACAAGTATTTCATAATGTACCTAAGTTAGATGACAATGGTGACATGATGTACTTGAAGATGGGTAAAAGAGAAAATGGTAAGACCTATAAAGAAGAGCGTCGTACTATTGATACTTTCCAAGAATACTATATCATTGATGAAAAAGAAATCATTGATTTTGTAAATGACTTTGGTGTAAATTCAAAAGACTTTCCATTTATTCAGTACATTGAAGCAGCGCGCAAAGATGTATCACAGATGGTTGTTTCAGATAAGCCATCTATTGCAGAGATAGAAAAGTAATCAATAGATTACAATATAATTGAAGGAGGGTAAGCAGCCCTCCTTTTTTTGCCAACTAAAATGGGGGAACAGCTTAACTGAACTGTAGTATGATAACAGAAAGAAAATATAAGAATGCTTTAGCTGTAGTTGAGCAGTATAGACTACAACAATCAGAATTACAAAGAGCTAAATTAAGTAATGCTGATATTACATTGTCTACTACCTTAGAAGAAGTGTATGATAAAAAACTTATCACAAGTAAGCTTGCACATGTATTACTTACATATCATAAACACTATGTATTAGTAGGTGATAACAATCCACCAACATTAGAATTTTTTACTGGTATACGTGTAACTGGTATTCAATGCTGGAGTGGTGTAGGTAAAAAAACTTTGAAAGAGTTTATAGATTTAATGGCTGCTGTAGGCCATGCTGTTGAA